CCATGTTTGAGATATATCATTTGAAATAATTGCACTAACTTTCCCATTGTTTGATCTGACATGATAGAGGAATTTTAGGATCTCGTCCTTGAGTTTTGCTTCAACCTCATTTTCGACATTGTCTTTGTTACACCTCATCCATGCCCTGACACTGAGGTATATAGGAAGTGACATTTTCATGTCATATGCTCCAGATGATGCTTGACCAAGTGCAGCAACAAATGGACTGTCATTAATTATTGTCGTTCTTCCCCCAATTGCAGCAGTGAATGACATGCTGGCTGCACTATCACTAATGCTGGTATCCCTGTTTGATGCTTGCAGAGTGTTGATCAGGTTTGTAACCTCACTGTTTATCTCACTAATTTCATGTGATATCATTATGCAGTCAGACTCACTCATCTCAACAATATCACCCCATGAAGTGTACCTATTGTTTTCATCATAGGGAAATTCAGAACCGATGGATATCAGGATATGGTATATTCCTGATTTAACAAGGTATGCAGTGGTTAAAGGATCTCTATTTGCAATAAACCATGAGTTCTTTGCATATGTGACAGACGTGTATCTTCTGAACATGTATGTTGTGTTATTTTCTCTGCATGTGTAGTAAGGATAAAGCTCATTATGATCCTGTAGAACATCAAATGGGTGGGCAAGGTCAGGGATCATCTTACTCATTGAATGTATTTTTAGTATGTCCTCAAAAGCAGATTTCAGTTCTGGTTTGCTAATGATATGAGAAAAGCTAAGCCACTTCCCATCAATGCTATCTTTGAGTTTCTCATGGTCAATCATATACGTCATATCATTTTGTGATAAGAACCTATTCTTATTGACAGTGTTGACCAAGTGGAGATCAACTGTGAATATTCCACTCCTGACTCTTGACATTATCATATCGTTGAAAGTGGAGTTATCTTGGACAACTTTTAGTATTAAATCCCTATCATTCAAACCAATATTGCTCCTGTTGAATGTCCTTCTTGCATAATTTGATATGACAAGCAGGTTATGAAGACTCCTGGCCACTTTGGTGAGTGAGTTGGGAAGTGGTGATCTAAGAAGAATCATGTGATCTTTCCTTTCCTCAATATATGGTCTTGTCAGAATAAACATTCTTACAGAATCTTCAGAGATTTTAGAATCTGCCCAGAGTTTGGTGATCTCTTCATAAGTTATTTTCTTTCCCTTATAACCAACTTTGCCTAGGTATTTAATAAATTTCCAAAACTTGAATGCTTGGATGATGAATGATGTTGTATTGTATGGTCCAGGTCTATGAGTTGATGATCTAAGAACAGATCTTGCAATTCCTGCATTAACAAACATGAATATACCAGCCATATTTTCTGTGATTTTGCTTGTAGGGTAATAATCATCTTCCCTCTCCAATGACTTGTAAACAACGTTGATGTTTTTGTCGATGAGTAATTTCAAAGTGTCAGCAATACTCCTTCTTTGCGCTGCAGTCATTTGATTTGATAATCCTGAATTGAGTGTGATTGCAGCTGTTGGAAGTGATTTCTCACTGTCAACATCTTTTCTGTAAATCATCCTCATAGTTGCTCTGATGAATTCATCACTTGCGTAGAAAGTTGGTCCAAAACTGCTAAGCACTGATTGGTCATAGTCCATCTTCATTACTGCATCTGTAACTGATTTCACGGCATGCAAGTATTCATCCCTATTGACACCTAATTTCCCAAGCAAATCTCTGAAATTATGCACAACACGAGAATTATTATAGTGGACTTGATTGGCACCCAGCATGCTGTTATAAAATGCCTCATAAAGCCTCATCTTAGTTTCATTGCTAGACATATTGTATCCGACTGTCACAATTGACTCTGATATTATATAATGAGCGTAAAACCTTGGTAGCATTAAGTGGGATGATTGAACCATAACAGGTTTATTGATGTTGCATAAATTCCAAAGCCTATCAGAAAATTGTTTGACATAGAGTGCCTTGACATTGTCTTCTCCTATCTCGTTTAGCATTGATATGATTCCAACTTGTCCATTCTCATCAGATGAGCTTTTTGCCAGTCTACTACCCATAACTAATTCCTCAGTTAGGAGTTTGGTTATCTTAGTGTCGACAAGATCTCTACTTGGAATTGACCTATTTGCCATAGGGTGGTTTATCATATTAGTCCTGGGACAATTAACCTTAATATATTTAACATCTTTAACAAGCTTGCCTTCTGACATTGGACCAGAAGAATAAAAGTCAGACAGATACTTTATAATTCTGCCATATTCTGTGTATGTGGTTCTATCGGCTCTCTCTGTAACCAACTCCTTGTATAGTCTATCAGATATACATGAATATGATGATGCAATGTAGGCTGTTGGAATGCTTATTGATACATCACCTCTTCCGAATGAAGACGTGACTGATCTATGGATGGAGTTTACTGTTGAGGATGGAACACTAGATGTTTTAATGCGCAAAACATTGCAAATACCTATGTAGACACCGACCGCACCCGGCTGTGATGAAATGACTCTGGCGGCAGTCAGGGCAAATCTTCTACCGAGTCTAATCTTTTCATTGTCTGGAACTTCAGTTAAAATAGTGGAAGGAGTCATTGAAGGTAGGAATCTTTTGACTGGCTCTGTATATGTGTACTTGTTCAATCTATCTATGCCAGACCACTGTGTTCTAACAATTATACAGGCATCCTTAGCTGTAGATATAGTTAGCGATGTCCTAGGAGACTCAACAAGGGGTGTATGGCTAATATCAGGATATAGTTTTGACATGATATAGTCCAATGTGTCCCTACCCTTAGTATCAACTGATGCTTCACCCTTCTTAAGGACTTTTTCCCACATGTTGTAAGCATCAACAAACCTTTTAGTGTCACGTCGTTGTTCACGAATGATACTTCCCTTATCAACAAGACCAAACAATGCCGTACTTGTTACAGTTTGTGTTGCGTTTGTGTACTCAATGAAATTTGGAGTGTCTTGAATTAGTTTCTGGAATGTTCTCATGTCAATGTTCTGTGTCCGTTTAACAATCTCAATCAACTGCTTAATTTCAAGCGAAGAGAAAGGCTCGGAAGGAATTGGATGCCTGCTCTTCAGATTTGCTTTCTCAATGAGTCTAGCTACTGATGCTGTTCCACTGATATCAGTGAGGTTAGTCTGCAATATTGACCCGGTTATGAACCCTGTATAGGCTTCATCAGGGAATTTAAGATTGTCCATAATATGAGTCATAATTCTTCTCCCAACATCAGTACGGTAATCTGATATCAACTCTATATCAGCCACGAACTCTGCTAGACTAGTAATTGTAGATGAGAGAGTCATTGTTGAGAAATCAGGCATCCTAATGCCAGAGCAATTATTAGGTATAAGTGTCATATAACCAAGAACCCATGGGTCCATAGCCGGGAACCTCCTCATGAGATACTCAATAATAAAGAATCTTGTGTAAACTATTGCCATTATTGGATGTATGCCAAATTTTATGCAAGACTCGCATTGTGAGTAAACTTTGTTTATTTTGTTGGCTATAGGATCAAACCCTCTGTGCGATTTGTCAAGACCCATTCTAAAGAATGCTTTCCCCCATTCATCAACAATCATCCCATTGACACAAAAAGATCCTAAATACTCCCAGATATTAGATGAAAGTGCTGTTTTAGTCAAATGGAATACAAGTCCATGAGAATTGTAGATATTCATAATCTTGGTTATATCCTCCTTAGGATTGCACTTCTTATTATAAAGAAGCCTTCCCATGCCATCATCTGAATATGTTGCAACAAGACCCACAACTCCAGTGGATTTGAGAGCTATGTCCATGACAACTGAGTGTATAGATGTCCAAATAAAGTTGAGGAATCCCTCGAATGCGCCTCTCACACCACCTATGCTGCCTATATATCCCCTAGTGTTGTGAACTATCAAGCTTGTCTTGAAAAATAAGTCAATCCTCTTCATCCATTCTTCACCAGTCAATTCACTCATAATTTCACCATATATTATGAGCAAGTGATCTGGGAATCTCTTTGAGAATTCAGACATATCAAATGAGATATAAGCAACCCAAGAGTCCACTTCATCATTGTACTCCTCGATGTCTTTCCTTTCAGATCTGAAGTTTGCATCCCTAGGAACACCAGTGTAACTATGAGCCATTGATTCTAATTCCTTTCTTCTCTGTTGGTAATTGAGATTGATTGAAACACCCGCTTGTTTTGAAGACATCTTCTTGCCAATTCTTTCACTAACCTGCTGCATTGATTTTAGCATCTGTTCAGCCATGTAAAAGACCCTTGAATTTTCCTTGTGAACTTCTAGAAGTTTGGGTTCAGTCAGTACCAAGTAACATATCTCTTGGTTATCTGATATAAACTTAGATATCTCTGAGCTATTAGGCTTTCTTTCATATTTGATATCAATATTATTCTCGAATTCTTCATACTTCTCAATGACTTTAAGAAATCTTTGCTTGGCTCTTGAGAAATCCATTTCACTTGTTCCCAG